CCTACCCCCCGTGATAGTATATACGCGACCGTACACAAAAATCGTATACATGGTGTTCCACACAAACAATTACTAAAAACTTTTGAAATACCCCCCCTTTAGTTTTTGAGTGCCAATGACACGTTTGGGAATATATTCGTGATTTTTGTAAAAAGGTAGGTTCAGGATACCCCCCATATACCCCAAAAAAAAATTTTTTAAAAACTTATATATATTATATATATTATATATTAATATCTCTCTCTTTAAGAGAGAGATTATATATATTAATTATTATATATATATTATATACTATACGCGGATGTTTTTTTATCCCAATTTCATCCACGGTAGGCACTGTACCTCCCCCCACCCGATTTCGGGCAGTGTCTACCACTTGGGTGGAGGATATGATGAAGCATGAGAAGATACTCGAACAACTGAAGAAGCTTCCCTTGGAAGCACAGGCAGACTTGCTTGCTGATCTGGAACAGCTTGAAGAGCTGAAAAACAAGAAAAAGGCCAAGTCTGAGTTTCTGGCATTTACTCGAATGATGTGGCCTAGCTTTATTGGTGGTCGGCATCACAAGATTATGGCTGAGGCATTTGAACGTGTGGCTAGGGGTGAGCTGAAAAGGCTTATCATCAACATGCCACCCCGTCATACCAAGTCAGAGTTTGCGTCCTATTTGCTTCCCGCTTGGTTCTTGGGGCAATACCCAGAGAAAAAAGTTATTCAGACAGCCCACACTGCAGAACTGGCTGTGGGTTTTGGTCGGAAGGTCAGGAACCTGATACAGGGGGATGACTTCAAGAAGGTATTTCAGGGGATAGACCTATCGTCAGACTCAAAAGCTGCGGGTCGTTGGAACACAAACAAGCGAGGTGACTACTTTGCGATTGGTGTAGGCGGTGCGGTAACGGGTAAAGGTGCGGATCTATTGATCATAGATGACCCTCACAGCGAACAGGACGCCCAACAAGGCCAGTTTAACCCCGAAGTGTATGATCGGGTCTACGAATGGTATACTTCTGGCCCCAGACAGCGTCTACAGCCCGGAGGGGCGATCATCATTGTGATGACCAGATGGTCAAAAAGGGATCTAACAGGACAGATCATCAGTAAATCTGCTGAGAGGATAGGCTCTGACGAATGGGAAGTCATAGAGTTCCCTGCGATCATGCCTTCAGGTAAGCCATTATGGCCTGAGTTTTGGAAACAGGACGAATTAGAGGCGATTAAGGCCGAAATTCCAGTGGGTAAGTGGTCTGCACAGTACCAACAAGACCCCACATCCGAAGAGGGTGCGCTAATTAAGCGAGAATGGTGGAGAAGTTGGAGCAAAAGCCACCCACCTGCCTGTGAAGCCATCATTCAGTCGTGGGATACTGCGTTTTTGAAGACAGAACGGTCTGACTACAGTGCTGTAACCACATGGGGAGTGTTTTATCACCCAGATGACACAGGCCAGATGGCTCCTAATCTGATTATGCTAGACGCATACAAGGAAAAACTGGAGTTTCCTGACCTAAAGAAGGCTGCATATGACAAATATTGGGAATATGAGCCTGATCAGCTCGTGGTGGAGAAAAAAGCGTCTGGTGCGCCCCTGATATTCGAGCTAAGGGCTATGGGCTTGCCCGTCACAGAGTTTACTCCATCGAGGGGGCAGGACAAGATAGCCCGTGTGAATGCGGTTTCTGACTTATTTGCGAGCGGTGTGGTCTGGTGTCCAGACACAAGGTTTGCGGATGAGGTTATGGAAGAAGTGGCTTCATTTCCTGCAGGAGATCATGACGATTATGTTGACTCGATGTCACAAGCGTTGATACGTTTCCGCCAAGGCGGTTGGATTAGATCTCCAACTGATGACTGGGACGATGAGCCAAGTTACAGAAGACCAGTGGAATATTATTAATTATTCTGCTATACTGACGAAAGAACTTTTGCAAAGGACAGATCATGGCAATCGAAAAGCAGATGACACCCTTCGAGGTAGAAGATGATGTTCAGGAAGAGGCAGTGCAGGTTGAGATAGTCAATCCTGAAGCCGTTTCTATGGAAACAGAGGATGGCGGCATCATTATCGACTTTGATGGAGAAATGACTGAAGAGCTTTTAGGGAGCGATAGCCATGATCAAAACCTAGCAGAGGTTATTGACGATGATGTACTGCAGTCAATGGCAAGCGAATTGGTTGCTGATTTCAAGGCAGATCAGGAAAGCAGGTCAGACTGGGCAAGAGCATACGTCAAGGGATTAGACCTTTTGGGTATGAAGGTCGAGGACAGACAGCAACCGTGGGCGGGTGCTTCAGGGGTGTTTCACCCGATACTTACGGAAGCTGTCGTCCGTTTCCAAGCACAGGCTATGGGGGAGATTTTTCCTGCTGCAGGGCCAGTGCGTACCAAGATTGTTGGTAAAAACGATACTGAAAAGAAAGATCAGGCATTTCGTGTAGAAAACGAGATGAACTACTTACTGACCGAAGAGATGTCAGAATACCGCGATGAAATGGAGCAAATGCTCTTCAAGCTACCTATTGCAGGTTCAGCATTTAAGAAAGTTTACTATGACCCACTGATGGAGCGCCCATGTTCCATGTTTGTGCCATCTGAGGATTTTGTCGTTTCTTACGGGGCATCAGATCTAAAGACATGCCCAAGATATACGCATGTGATGAAAAAAACAGCAAACGAGGTTCTGCAACTGCAGGTAAACGGCTTCTATCGTGATGTAGACCTTCCAGAGCCTCAGCCAGACTACTCAGACATTAAAGAAAAATATGATGAGTTGGATGGTGAAGAGGCCGTCATCGAGGATGATGACCGCCATACAATCCTAGAAATGCATGTCGATATGAACATGCCAGAAGAGTTTGACGATCCTGATGGGATAGCCAGACCGTATGTGATTACAATTGATAAGACATCATCTGATATATTATCCATCAGAAGGAACTGGTACGAGGACGATGAAAAGAAAAAGAAACGTATGCATTTCGTACATTACCGATACTTACCGGGATTGGGATTTTACGGCACAGGACTTATTCACCTCATTGGAGGCTTGGCGAAATCTGCCACCTCAATACTACGACAACTTATTGATGCGGGTACGCTATCGAATTTACCTGCAGGTCTTAAAGCTCGCGGTCTCCGCATCAAAGGTGATGATGCGCCTCTTATGCCGGGTGAGTTCAGGGATGTGGATGTACCGGGCGGTGCTATCCGTGACTCAATTACATTTATTCCTTACAAAGAGCCATCAAGCGTACTCTACTCGCTACTCGGAAATATCGTTGAAGAAGGGCGCAGAATAGGTTCTGTTGCTGATGTACAGGTAGGCGATACAAATCCACAGGCTCCAGTAGGAACAACCCTAGCCCTTATGGAAAGATCCATGAAGGTGATGTCTGGGGTACAGGCAAGATTACATGCTGCCCTCAAGCAGGAACTGAGAATACTTTCCAAGATTATCCACGACAATATGTCTGAAGAGTATTCCTATGACATGGATGGTGACTTCAATAGAACAAAAGACTTTGATGGTCGTATTGATGTTATCCCAGTATCAGATCCAAACGCAGCAACAATGTCACAAAGGGTGATGCAATATCAGGCCGCGCTACAGCTTGCACAACAAGCACCGCAGCTATACGACATGGGGAAACTGCACAGACAGATGTTGGAAGTTCTGGGTATTAGTGAAGCAGCCGAAATCATTAAACTACCAGATGACATCAAGCCAAAAGATCCAGTTTCAGAAAACATGGCTATTCTGAAGCAAGAGCCAGTTAAGGCATTCATGTATCAGGATCATGAAGCGCATATTCAGGTGCATATGTCAGCCATGCAAGATCCAAAGATACAGCAGATTGTGGGTCAGTCACCATTTGCAGGGGCTATACAAAGCGCAATGGCCTCACATATCACAGAGCATGTTGCCTATCAGTATCGCAAAGAGATACAGCTACAGCTTGGTGTGGAGATGCCAAGCGAAGACCAACCACTTCCAGAAGATACAGAGGAAGAGATCTCTCGTCTGGCGGCAGAGGCAGCGCAGAAACTACTTGGCAAAAACCAAGCAGAGGTCGCACAACAGCAAGCAGAAGAGGCAGCAAAAGATCCTCTTACCGTTATTCAACAGCGTGAGCTTAAAATTAAAGAAGAAGAGCTTAAGCATAAAATTGAGATGGATAGGGCAAGTCTTGATCTCGATGCCACAACCAAGATTGGTAACTTGGATCTACAGGCTGAGAGAATTAAGTCTGAGAACAAGCGGGCAGGTGCATCAATTGGTGCTAGAATTGCTACTGATCTTGATAAAGAACAAAGAAAAGACAAACGGGAGGGGGCTAAACTTGGCCTAGAAATAGCCAAGGAGCTTGATAAGTCTAGTGAATGATCCATTATTAGCTTTAATCAAAGGCAAAATAGCAGAGTATAAAAGTTCAATTGAACTTTTTCTTGCTGAGGGCGGTGCTAAAACGCAAGAAGATTACGTCAAACTTACAGGAAAGTACGAAGCTTTTAGAATTGTAGAAGAAGATTTATTGGAAATAGAAAAAAAATATATTGAAAGCTAAAATTTTTTTCGTTAATCCTAAGTTATTCGCGGATAGGCCGCGCAAGGTAACTGTGAACCTTTAAATCACTGCAAACGGGTGCAATATGGTTGCGACAATTAAAGTCGATAACACGAAGGTAAAAGATGACCTTCACGCAAAGCTACCAGAACCTACGGGATACAGGCTTCTGATAGCACTTCCAGAGATCGATGAGAAGACACAGGGCGGAGTAATCATGCCTGATGGTCTTGTCAAAGACGAATCAACAGCGTCAATTATTGGTTTTGTTCTAAAAACAGGGCCAGATGCTTACTCTGATAAAGAACGTTTTCCTAATGGAGCTTGGTGTAAAGAGGGTGACTTTGTCATTTTCAGATCATACTCAGGCACTAGGTTTAAGGTTTCGGGCAAAGAGTTTCGTCTTATAAATGATGATACCGTAGAGGGTGTTGTCGATGATCCAAGGGGGTACACAAGAGCATGAATAAAGTTGCAGAACAAGATGTTGATTTTGATGCTACCGAAACACAAGATGTTGAGGAGGTAGTAAAGGAAGAAGAGACTTCTTCTGAAGTAGAGATCGAAATTGTTGACGATACCCCTGAAGAAGACAAGGGTAGAGCAAGACGAGCGGATGGCGCAGAACCAGACATTCCGAATGATGAGGAGTTAGAATCCTATAGTGAGGGTGTTCAAAAACGTCTCAAAAAGATGAAATGGGAATTTCATGAAGAGAGGCGGGCTAAAGAGGAATCCGAAAGACTTAAAGAAGAAGCGGTAACCTACGCCCAGAAAATTAAAGAAGAGAACGATAAGCTTAAAGAAACGCTTGAAAAAAGTGAAGGTGTTCTTGTTGATCAAGCCAAAGGCAGGATTGATTCGCAGATATCCAATGCAAAAGTAAAGCTTAAGGAAGCTCATGAAACAGGAGATACTGATGCTCTCATAGAGGCACAGGAGAACCTGACAAATCTTCAAAACGAAAAGTTTAGATACGAAAACTATACTCCACCTAAAAGACAACAGGCTGAAGAGTTTAAGCCGCAAGATAATAAAAAGATGGAACCACCCCCACAAGCTATGGATTGGTGGAAAAAGAACCCTTGGTTCGAAGGCACTGCTAAAGGTGATAAAGCGCTTACAGGTTTTGCTATGGGCGTACACACCGAATTACAAGCAGAAGGTGTTGAATTAAATTCAAAAGAGTATTATGATAGGATTGACGCTGCCATGATGGAAGCGTTCCCGCATAAATTTGGTGTTGCAGTAGAGGAGACTACATCACAGCAACCCCGAACAGGAGCCGTGGTCGCCCCTACGTCCAGAACGTCTAAAAAGCCACGCAAAGTGAAGTTAACTCCGTCTGCAGCCGCTCTCGCGAAACGGCTCGGACTAACTGCAGAACAGTATGCCGCGCAACTAATGAAGGAAGGCTGATATGGCTGATAGAAATCCACGCACTACAGAAACTAGAGAAAAAACAGGACGTAAAAAAGGATGGTCTAGGCCGTCTGCGCTCCCTACCCCCGAACCACGAGATGGATTACATTTCCGTTGGATTCGCACAGCAACTTTGGGTAATAGCGACAATACTAATGTTTCGGCTCGCTTTCGTGAAGGCTATACGCCTGTTAAATCATCGGACTTTCCTGAGTTAACCGTTGTGTCTGACATCGATTCTCGATTTAAAGACAACATTGAGGTAGGTGGACTGCTTTTATGTAGTATACCTGCAGAAATTGCTGAAGAACGTGTCGAGGTTCAACTCGAACAGGCTCAACACGCACAGGATGCGGTAGATCGTAATTTTATGAGAGAGAACGATCCTCGTATGCCAGTGATGAAGCCTGAGCGTTCCACGCGAACTTCATTTGGGAAGTAACCAAAAAGTTCAATTGAACTTCTAGGGAGCTTCCTTGGTATAAATTTGGTTAGGAGGATGAGCAAATGGCTACTACAGCAGCTCCCCAAGGCCTGAAGCCCGTTAAACGTGCTGATGGCATGCCCTATGCAGGGGCAACTACTGAATACCTGATCGATCCTGCGGGCGAAGGGACTAATATTTTTAATGGTCAAGTCGTTATAATCGGGACAGACGGGTATATTGCGATTAGTACCGCTTCAGGTGCTGACGCAACAACCAACAACTTAGGCGGTAATGGCATTGGTGCTATTGGTGTTTTCGTTGGTTGTGAGTATACAAATGATCAAGGTCAAACTGTACACTCAAATCACTATCCATCAGGTAAGACAAACGCGAAAGCGTATGTCGTTGATGACCCAAATGTATTATTTCAGGCACAGGCAGATGCGGCTATGACCCAGTCTGACTTAGGCATGTGTACTACATTCGCAGCAGTGCAATCTACCTCTACAGGTAGCACTGTGACTGGAAACTCTAGCACGGCAATGGATGCAGACGCAACTTCAGCTACAAAGGCTTTTAAAGTTGTGGGTTTTGTATCAGCGCCAACCGATGCGTATCCAGATATTCTAGTCAAATTTGCCCCCAGTTATCACTCGATGACTGTGGACAAAGGTCAAGCGTAAGGAGACTGATTAATGGCTATTTCACGCGCACAGCTCCTTAAAGAGCTACTTCCCGG